TTACAGCAACGCCTTACTTCTGGAATATTACGCCTTCTCATTTTCACCACCTCCCTTTATATTTCTCAATTTTAAACCGAAATCATCCAATATCATACTTAAGAAATAACTTGAGCCTGCGGACAAGCTGCCCAAAAGCAAAGCATTTATTAAATTATAATCATAGGTAAATAGTTCTGTAAAGCAATTGATACTCCACAAAAACACCCCCACCCAAAAGCCCAAACACAAAGGGCACTTGAAGAGTTCCCCTAGCTTCCCTTTTTTAGGTCGAACCGAGTTAAAAATTGAGCCGTAAATTAAAATATAAGTCATGCCATATGCGCACAGAATAAAATAAACTAGTTCCACCTTACACCTATACTCTGTATATACTATGTATGCCGTAGGACACCATCTTCGGCGGCAGGGAGCCCTTGGTGTCCTGTTGCCTGTGTGGATCAAACTCGGTAAACTCGTCAGGCTCAGGATCGAGGAGGCTCTTCTCAAAGGCCTTTTCAAACTCTTTTTGACCCTCATACGCCGGCTTTTCTTCATCGATAAAGCTAGATATCACATAAAGAACATATTGCAGCCTGTCCCCATCCCCGGAGTACTCCGGTATCGTGGCCTCCATGGCCATAAATAAATTGCCTGCTTTAAACGAATCGTGGCTTACCACCCCTCTTTTAATCAGGTATTTAAAAAACCTCTCCTGGGTGTCATATAACTCGTCGTCTAAATCCTCTTTTGGCATAGTGACAATTTTACTTTTTGCCGGCAAAACAATAATGTCCATGTCTGGATGATCTGCAATAATAATATTACCATCTAGCGTTTTTGTGGCCTTGAGTAAAATCTTCTCAATCGGCTTGTCTCTTATAGATACTTTTATTGTTATTGCCATTATTTTATATTTTCCACCAGGGCCTGGATTTTAACTATTTCTGCTACTAGGTCTCTGTTTATTTTTCTTTGGTTGTACTTTCCGATCTGCTCAATTACCCTTTCAAGCTTGCTTGCCGTGTTTTCATCTTGGTTTTTGATTTTTTCTCTCAACTCGCCCTTGAGCCGCGTGACCTCTTCATATAAGTATGCCTTAAACTCTAAACCATCATCTTGGTAGGAGTTAATATACCTATGCAGCAGAGATTTTTGGTTTTCATTTAAGGATTGTGAGTATTCTTCGTTGAAGTTTTTAACAAAGGTCTTCAAAGCCAGATTATTGACACTAGGGAATGCTTTCTTTTCAGATGTTGGTTTCGTTAAGTCCTGAACTAGCTTACTTTCCAGCAAGACTTGCTTTTTTGGATCCAAGGACTCGGACAAAATTTGATTAACAGTCGCAATTCTTTTATAGTTTTTAACAAAGTTACCCCACGTGGAGGGGCCCAATTCTTTATTAATCCTGTTTACTATTTTTGTCTGCTCTTTGAAAACCGCCTCTCTATCCAGCTGGGAAAATTGCTTTTTGGCCTCCTGGACCACCCTCGTGATCACATTTTCCTCTAGGTTTTGCAGGCCTTCGAAAGATTTATAGATTTCTAATTCTTGCTTTAAAATTCGGCCCTTACGAAAAAACTCCTTCAAAATATTTAAAATTTTGTCCTTCGCGGCCGCATGGTTTTGCATGCTAGCCTTTGAAAGCTCCTTAATGAGAGTCTCATAAATAAAAGCCGTGTTTCTTTTTTTATTGTGATTGAATTTCATCTGTGTTATTCTCCAGAGAACTGATTAACTTTTTAATTTCATACGTTTCTTGAAAAAGCGTTTTTTCTTCCTTATCATAATAATTAGAATCTCGCGCTTCAGAAATTCCATAAAGTGAGTGTAATGTATCGACATCGCCGGCGCCAGGCCATAAAGATCTCTTTGTTCTTCCAACATGCTGGTTTCCGCCGGCCGCATTGAAAGCCTGGCGCTTACCAGTGCGGCGGTCTCCTCCGCTTTGTGGTTTTGGAGTGTACCACTTACCTTTTGCCTTACCTGATGTCTTCATTGGGCGGCCGAACTCGTCTCTCTTTCCTGGCGGCGTCTCTTCCGGTTCGGGTTCGGGCGGCGTTGCCAAAGGCGCGTTCTCATCAACTTCGAGTTCCTCGGCTGGTTCGGGGGCTTCGGGTGCCGCGGTTTCTAGATCGGCCATTTCCATTCCGGCGCCTTCTGGGCCGCCAACACCAAGCTCGCCGGCGAGGGCGCCGGTCTCGGCGGCGGCCAATTCGCCGACCTGTTCAAGCGCGGCGTCGTGGTTCCTGTCATAGTGCATCTCAAGCTGCATTCGCTGGAACTCTTCCTCTCGGAGGTTGAGGATATTTTTGGCAACCCATCTTCTGCTAAAATAGCCAGCGGTGGCGCCACCGGCAGCTTCAAACCTTGCTTTCCAGTGTTCTAGCTCTTGAATTTCAGCGAGCTTCGAAGGATTATTAAGGGCCAACTTGAAGGATATTAGATCATTTCCTCTATATCCCATGGTGAACAGGTGTACAACAACAACTTTTTCAAGCTCTGAAACCAACGATCGTTGAAGACGTTGCACAGTCCTGGCAAACCTAATGTCCTTTTGGGCCAAAGTACCCTGTTCATCCGCGGCGCCTTCGCCGTGAGATAAATATGACATTGGAACCTTCAAAGCGCTGAATAATTTGTCTCTTAAATATTTTACGTCGTCGATATCGCCATTATATGTGTTGCTGCCGGCGCTGTCGATTTTGGTGCCGGAAGAGTTTCCTCGGACGGGGATGTAATAGTCCTCTTCAACACTAAAAGGGTTGTATCGAAGGTCGACGCGGCCGGAATTTACATCAACTATTTGATTTCTCTTCATCTGTGTCATAACGCGCTGCATATACTGCTCAACGTCTTCCGGGGGGACATTACCAACATCAATATAAAACACTCTTCTATCGGGCGAGCGCACAATACGATATGCCATAACAGCATCTTCGATCAAGGTCAATTGGCGCCAGATTCTTCGGGCAGGCTCAAGGATTGAGGTTCCATATGGGGCAAATCTATCATTTCCAAGCAGCCTAAAGTGGGCCACCTGCCAGTTTTCGAGCGTCAGGCCGGCTGAATTCCACTGAAACTGTGTATAATTTGGGTTATCCTTGTCCTCGCCTTCCAGCCTCTCAATTTCTTTACCAGGGAGTCCTATAACATTTTTAACCCCTTCGTCTTGCTCAATATCCATGTACAGGAAAAAGTCTCCATATTTGCACATTGAGCGCGCCCAGCCGTACAGGTTAAACTCAATATTCAAAATATTATATAGTAAAGTTTCAACCACTGTTTTGATTTCTTGATTGGTACAAATAATATTCATTATCGGCCTGTACACCGACGATGTGGTCATCTCGTCTGCGTAGATATCTAATGCAGAGGCTATTTCAGGGGTATACTCCATCTGATCAAAGTCAGCGTAACGATCCATCCTGTTCTGGTTGGCGTAATAGTCAGCCTGAAGGGAGCCATAGATATCAGCGTACGCTGATACTTTAAACTCCTGGCCAGATGCGGACGTAAACCTGGACTTATATTTGTCCATTTGTCTACGCCTAAGCTGCCTCGTATCTTGTCTGCGAAACTTAGTAAGCGGGCCAGATAATAGCTTGGTCAGCTGCCTGTAAAGTGGATTTACAGGGTTTCTCGGGTTTTTTTTGCTCGGGTCGTTTTGTACTGCCATTTTTTATCCCTTTAATAGCCAAAGAAATTCTTTGTGTTCGTTATAGCCATTTTTTAAATTATTGTCTCTTCTTATTTTTTCGTATTCTGGCATGCCCGAAATTGATGTATTCATTAATTTGCTAGTCGAGGCCATTGACGACAAAAAAGCCTTTTGATAAGCCGTGTCGCGGTGGTTTACGGCGAATACCGTATTTTTCACCCAACATCCGATGGCGCATGCCATAATTAAGTCATCATTGTGTTTTTTCATAGCTTGTGGTTTACCATTATACCATATAAAAGTTTTCATTTCATTAAATAAACGTCTAGATTTAATATTAATTAGTTTATTTCTTATAAACTCCTCTAATTTGGCCACTATAAGAGGCCGAGTTTTTTGTGAAGTTGTAAAACCAGGTATAACACCAGAGATATAATCTGCTTGATAAGACTCCACATGTTCATGGCTGACCTTCTTGGAATAGTAAATATTGGGGTAGTTATAGTCCTCTAGTTTGCTTAAAACCGTCCAGCCCACTGAGTTATTTTCAACTACCACCATACAGCTTCCAAACTCTCGGCCGACGCTATTTAACATATCGGCAAAAACATCTGGCGTGGGCTTACCCTTATATTCTGCTACTATTTCTGATTTGTCTAGATTAAAGATATGAAACGTAGAATAGTCCTGGCCGTCGCCGCGGGCAACATCTGCAGACAACATATAACTATTTCCGGGCTGGTATTCTTCCCATATCCAGAGATTTCTGTCGAAGCCGGTCTTATACTTTGGGTCGCACAAATTTTGTTCTATCAACTCAATATCTTCTGAATGAAAAACTGTCTCGCCTGACATATTAAAGTTACATTCAAGCTCCTGGGCGATTTGACGACGAGACATATTTCTGGTCTCTTTCTCAAACCACTCTTGGTCGCGGTCCGGGTGGGCATGCCAGGGGAGGGTCACCATATGGAAGTCGTTTTTCTCTATCTCTGCGTCAACGCAAGTTT